ATTTACTACAACAATGGGCGCTCCATTGATTGCATTTGGAGAAGATTTAGCACAACGAACAGAAGAGTTAAGGAAAAAAGAGCAACTGCTTAAGAGTGGCAAGAAAGAGCTTACCGCAGTGCAAGTATTTAATAATTTAGTTCAACAACAAGCTAATGATTTAGGGGCAGACTATATCGCTCAAATGCAGCCAACCATTGATTTTATTCGTAGAGCGGCTGCAGCGTATGATGCAAGGAACGAGTCGCTAGAAAGATCAAATGAATTAGAAAAACAGCGCAAGAAGTTTGAAGAAACTCAAGCAGGTTTACAGGGTCGCCTTGCAATGGCAGGCGCAATTACGCCAGGGCAAGAAATTCGCGAAAGATTACGCCAGGAAGGGTTTGCTCCTGAGCAAGTAGAGCAATTAGCTCAATTAGAAGAACTTGCAATTAAAGCTGAAGAGATTAAGGCCATTTATCAAAATGTTGCTCAAACAATTGGAAGCGCATTTGGTCAAGCGTTCCAAGATGTGGTGAATGGTTCTAAAGGCATGCAAGAAGCATTATCTGATATGCTTCAATCCATTGGAGAAAGCTTTGTTGCAATGGCTGCAGAAATTATTGCGAAGCAAGTTGCAATGATTACTCTCCAGGCAATCCTTAAAGCGTTAGGAGGACCAAGCTTTGGTGGCGGTGGCGGTGGCGGAGGCGGCGGCCTGCCTGTAAGTGGCGGTGATGTGTCTAGCTTCAATACGACTGGCTTCGGCAATCTCAGCCCTCAAGCCTTCCCCGTTATTGGTAGCGCCAATGGCAATGTATTGAAAGGAGGATTTCAGGCTTTCGCAAATGGCGGCGTCGTCAAAGGCCCTACACTTGGCCTTGTAGGCGAAGGAAGGTACAACGAAGCAGTTGTACCCCTGCCTGACGGAAGAAGCATTCCAGTGCAATTTGGAGGCCGTTCAGCGCGTGATGTGATGGGTAAAGGCGCTCCTGGTATGCCGTCTCCTTCTGTGCTTAATATGAGCTTTGAAACCACAAATATTGGTGGCGTGGAATACGTCAGTCGCGATCAATTGGAGCTTGCAATGGCTCAAACAAGACGCGATGCAGCGAAAGATGGCGCTAGTCGCGGCAGTCAATTAGCATTAAACAAGCTTCAAAATTCTCCAGCAACTCGTCGTCAAATTGGCCTTCGCTAATTAATCATGTCTGATTTTCCATCCATTGCCCCAACTCGCAGGACGCTTCGCATGGCAGAACCTGCGCGGAAAGAATATAGAGCGTTAAATGGTGTTGTTGTCAGGAGGAATATTGGTAATTTAATGGGCAACTATCTTATTGACTTAGTGTTTGAAAACATAACAGAAACAAATGTGATTCTTATTTGGGATCATTACCATAATGCAAATAATCAGCAGAACCGCTTTCAACTTCAATTTAATCCATCCCTCTCTCCCCTGGCTGGGCTTGGAACCTTCGCAGGAATGTCATCTAGCCTGTCTTCCAAGTTAAATTTAACTTATATTAGATGGTTTTATGTGGAACCTCCAAACATTGAAGCAAACGAAAGAAGCCTTAGCACGGTAACTGTTAAGCTTATTGGTGAGCTTAATTACTCTACGTAACAATGATTAATATTGTCAACATGGCTAATATTCAGGCGTATTCACAGCCTGGATTTATTGGACCAACACAGGGTTTTGCGTTTCAAAATTTCTTTCAAGGAGAAACGTATGAAGGTCATCGTTTTGCATCTTTTTCAGTACAAGGGGCCACATCTCAACTGAATGGAGAGAACGAAACGCTTGCGTTATTATTTCCATTTTCTAGTTTCGCTTTAAGTTTAGTTGAATCAGGCAATGGCAACAAGCTTTCAAATCTTACCCTTAAAACACGATGGGTAGAAACAAACTCGACATCTCCCTCTCCATCGTCTGCTAATTATTTAACGATGTCGGAATACACAAGTTATTACATTGGCGTTGGCGCTAGTTACTCCGAAACCACGATTGAACTTCGGTTTAAAAGTGCTATGGACGGCGTAAATGGAGTGTTTCCTGCTGGTACATTCACTCGTCGCAACTCAGGCCAACTTCCTACAAACTCAAGGATTAACTTCAAGTGATGTGGAGTAAATTACTGGGGCTTCGCTATAAATTTGGCGCAAAGCCAGGTGATGGGAATAATGAAACTGATTGTTTTGCGCTTGTTTGTGAAGCAAGAAGAGAATTAAAACTGCATGACTATGAAGCGGACTTTCAATGGGCTTATGAGCGAGAGCAATGTCGATCAACAGTAAAGGCAATTTTAAGACAACTGTCTGATATTGCGCTTGAGGTTACAGAGTCCAAGGACGGTGATGTTGCGTTGGTTTCAATGAATGATAAACAATTGGGACTTGGCACTGTAATTTCAAATGGTTATTTAACAATACGTCAGCAAGGGTCTTCATTCTGGACACCACGACTGAAACCGATTAAAATATTTAGAATGAACTGCGATAATTAAATGCGCCCTCTTCTGCCTTACGAAAAAGCGTTAATTGAAACTCTGAACATCTCGGAGGCAGATTATTTTGAATTCAGAAGACTGCAGGCGGAATATAGTGACCCAAAACAAGGAACTGTTTTTGATATTCGCAACGACTTTGGAGTGACGGCTCTTGTTCTTACTGTTGTTGGCGTATTGTTTCAAGTTGGAGCAGCATTACTTGCTCCAAGACCAAATGTCGATGTTCCAACAATTGAGGCAGAAAATGCTCCAACAACTAGGGATCAAAGATTTAGCCCCAGGTATGGATTTGAATCAGCGCAAGAACTTGCTCGGTTTGGAGATCCCATTAATTTAGTTTATACCAGTACGGATAATCCCTATGGAGGCGTCAGGGTCAATACGTCACTTCTTTATTCTGCAGTGTATAGCAATGGAGGAAATCAATATGCACAGTTAATGGGCGTAGTTGGAGCAGGAATAATTTCAAGTATTGATCCTGACAAAACAGCTTTTGGTCAAACTTTGATTCGTCAATTTGTCGGATCCTCGGCATGGCTGTATTTCAGTAATGTGCTTCCAGGAGATAATGCGATTCGTCAAGATGATTTGGTGAGAGGAGATACGAGTGATCCATTCTTTACATCAGGCGTTGCAACTCAAGAAATGTTTGCGCCTGTAATTAATCTCGATAGTACGGTTAGGTATGAAGGATTTAGTCAGTCATATTCTCCTGCATCTGCAGCTTCTCTTGGATTAATTAATCCAGTGCCAATTAATGTAAATTATACAAATAGAACTGAATCAGGGGAAGAAGAAACGATTAACCTTGGGATCAGAATTCCAGATCGTCCTAGTCAATGGCCTGATGCGGCTGGCTCGACCGAAGATTTCCCCGAAGGAAGTTCTTTTACGCTTGAATTTGTCAGAGTTGATTTTGACGGAGGAGGCACTCCTGAAAACAGAGAAGCACAGCAGATTAGATCTACGTTGTTTCAATCATTAGAACTTGGTGGTATTTACAAGCTTGGAGCAGCAAGGTTTCAGCTAACAAGTTTAACCTCAGGACAGCCTGATCTTAATGGCCCTGGGAATGGTAGTGTTGTGTTTCAATGCATTGAATCAGGACCGTTATGCAGTGTTCCATATGGCAGTACTAATAGTGAAGATGCTAGGAGCGGATATAAAAGCATTAATAGAATTTTTATCGCTTCTTACGAAACAGTTTCGCAAGTGCGAATTGTGCATTTTGCAATCAAGGCGCGTGTTTTCATGTTTGTATCCGGTAGGCAGCCGACGTATGGAGAGACGAATGTAAGTAATTTTTCTTTTGCTGATAATGGTTACAAAAATAGGGCGGCATTTTTCACCATTCGATACAGAAAACGAGGAGATGTTTTATGGACAAAGCCAGCAATTATTTTCTGCATACGAAGAGCTGCGGATAATGATTATTTTATTCCATTGACATTTTTAACTCCTAACGGCGAATCTAATTATATGGAGTTTGAATTTGAGCCTGTTGTTGATTTGGTGGCTGAAAATATTAAACTTGGAGGCAGTAGCACGGTTGCTTTGCTGTCTCATGGTGGAAGCATTAATACTATTGATAATATTTTCTTCTTTCAGGGATCAATTCGCAGTTTTAATAACATTCAAAACACAGCACCTCCTTTGTTACAAGAATGGACTTTATATTCAGTTCGCTCTGACACTAATATTAGAACTTCCTTTGACAATGGACCAGAAATTTCAATTACAGCAGTATCTGAGCAGCAAGTTGTAAACTACGCGGCTGCTTACCCTGAGCTTTATCAGGGACTGTGTCTCGTTGGCTTAAATGCTTATAGTAGTCAGTTTTTAACAAGTTTAAAAAACCTAAGCGTATTCGTTACGAGAGGTAAGGTAGTCAGACAGATCACAAACCCCGGCCTGCCTATCAGTAGTTTGCCACTAAACCCATCTTCATATGCTCCAGACATTTTCCTTGACACTTTGCTTGATGATATTAATGGTGTTGGACGCTATACCGTTGAAGAGGCAATTGACGTAACGTCTTTATACACTTGCAGACAATTTTGTATAGCAAACGGCTATTACATGGACGGGGTGATTGCTGACCCTAGAGCGTGGAGGCAATTTTGGGCAGAAGTTGCACCTTATTCGTTGCTGGAATTGGCGAAAATTGGTGGAAAGGAGACCTTGATTCCGGCAGTGCCTTATAATAGCAGCGGACAGGTGTCTCGTAATATTACTCCATCGGCAATCTTTAATCAAGGCAATATCCTTGAAGGAACTTACAAGGAGCAGTTCTTTGATTATGGGGATTCAACTCAAGATTTAATTGCAACAATTGTTTATCGAGACCAGTCAACTAACGATGCATTTGCTCGGTCAACAAGCGTAACAGTTTCCAAAAAAGGAATCAATGAGGCGTTTGCCAGTAAAAGCACTTTTGATTTATCTAGTTTTGTCACTTCCAAATCGCAGGCAATTAATTATGCAATGTTATTAATCAACCAGCGACAATTCTCTACTCGTGCAGTTGAATTTCAAACATTTCCGACTGAGGCTCCTGTTCAGCCAGGCAGCTATATTATTGTCCACTTGGAGGATAATCAATATGAAGATATTAGAACAGGGTCAGTGACTGATGACGGTACGATTATTTTACCTTATTCTAATGAAGGCACAATTAGCGGCACTGCTTTTGTGTGGAAGCCAGGAGGCGATCCGGTTACGTTATCTAGCGTGTCGGCATCTATTCTTTCAAGCTCGTACAAGGGAAGCATTTTTGTCCTTGGAACGGCCAATGCGAGAGGAAGAGTATTTCGCGTGGTATCGGTTTCAATGGAGGAAGAAGGTGAGGTGACCATTAACGCAATAGAACATCAATGTGACATTTCTGGTAGTCAACTTCTCTCAAAGATTGCCAACTTTGACCCTAATTTATTCGATATTGATCCCCCAGCCGGATATACAGTTTAATCTTACTTCGCTAGGCTTGAAATCATTTAGAATATTGTTACAATAAATTAAAACGCTAACTCAACATGGCTTTTTTGACTGGACGCAATGGCTCTTTGAAGCTAGGAGCAAGTGAAATCGTCAAGATTAGAGACTGGACTCTAAATACTAATCTGAATACCATCGAAACCACTTCACTTGGCGACACCGCAACCACTTACACGGCTGGATTGTTTAGTGCTACTGGAAGTGCTACGGCTTCGTACTATACAGCAGGCACTACAAATGCAACAAATTTGCTTGCAAATATTGCAAAAACAGACGAAATTACGGACAGTGATAAGGTGTCTTTAGTGTTTCAGGCTGGAACGGGTGATTCGTTTTCGGCAGATGCTTTTATTAGCAGCGCAAGTATTTCTGCTTCCACTGATGAAGTGACTACTGTGTCGTTTGATTTCACGATTGACGGTCCCCTCACTTCCGTAGTAATGAGTTGATCGCTCAAATAAACTGACTAATAGCATAAACAAATGAAACCTAAAGCAGGATGACGTTTTTTGTTGGACATACTGGTGTTGTAAGATTACAACGAAAGTCTGAAAACAGCGTTGATGGCTTGGTTCATGCGGATGATGTTA